AAAAAGCGTACGAGGCATGTGGAATTGATGAAAAAATCACGGTAAAAAACTTAGCTGAGTACATGGGAAAATCAGAAGACACAATCAGGAGATACATAAAAGAACATGGTAGTTTTTGGATTACCGATGGAGAAGTAGGTAAAAAATAAAAAACAATAATAAGTATATGTATTTTATGAAACAAACAATTATTGTATGTAGGCTAGATACACGCAAGACGCAAAATCAGTAAATGCAAAAACACAGACGCAAACGCAACTTCGATAAATGCGTCTTGCGATATATGAGACGCACGCACGCAAAATCGAGGCTTTGATAATGTGCACATATACGCAAAGTCGATAAAATTAAGTGCGTGCGACAGATGTAAAGTCGATAAACGCGTCTTGCAAATTTAGGGACGCAAAGTCGGTGATTTTCGAGTTTGCGACAGACGCACGCAAACCATATATACTACGTATATATGACTTTGCGTCTTGCGACTCATGAGGTCAAGGGTGTGTGTGGTGGGCTTAAGCTCTGCCCACCTCACCACTCACCTTCCTTGACAAAGAAAAAATCAAAAAATAAAAAAGGAGAAGTGAAAATATGGAAAACAACAAAATGTGTCCTTTGGTAAAAGAAGAATGCATAGAAGATAACTGTGGCTGGTATGTAAATGGACTTAATGAATGTTCTATAAATACATTAGCTCAAGCGGTAGATAGTATAGCGAATATAATTGAGGAAAATGTAAATGACAATTGAATTCTTTATGGCAATGAAACCGCCAACCTACGAAAGGAGTTGATAGATAATGCAAAAAGATGTTATAGGATATGAGGGTCTATATAAAATATCTCCCAATGGGGAGATATTTAGTGAATATAGCAAGCGATTATTAAAACCATATGTCGCCAGTGACGGATATTTGCGGGTTAATCTATGCAAAGACAAGAAAGTTAAGATTACAATGCTACATAGAATTGTAGCTGAAACCTTTATTCCAAATCCAAATAATTTACCTGTAGTTAATCACATTGATGGAAACAAGGCTAATGCAAATGCAAAAAATCTTGAATGGGCAACATTTTCTGAAAATTCATATCATGCTTTTGCGACTGGATTGAGCAGTATATCTGAAAATGTCGAAAAGCTGTGTCTCAAATAGCAGCTGAAAATGGAGCAAAAACAACGAGTAAAAAAATTTACCAATATGATTTAGATGAAAATCTGATTGAAATTTTTCCGAGCATTAGAGAGGCAGAACGCACAACTGGTATTTCAAGAGCAAATATTTCTCAGGTATGTCATGGGAAAAGAACTAAAGCTGGTGGTTTCATTTGGATGCTTTATGAATAAGATAGAGTTTTTTATGCCAATGGCAAAGGTTCCAACCTGTACGCATCAGCAAAAGCAAATAACGGTTATAAACGGTAAGCCCGTATTCTATGAACCAGAGGATTTAAAGGCGGCACGTTCAAAACTTATGGCTCACTTGGGGAAACACGTACCTGAAACAAAATATACAGGCCCTATAAGATTAATTACAAAGTGGTGTTTCCCAAGAGGTAAACATAAAAACGGGCAGTGGAAGACTACAAAGCCTGATACAGATAACCTGCAAAAATTACTTAAGGACTGTATGACTGATGTGGGATTCTGGACTGATGATGTGCTGGTAGTTTCGGAAATAGCTGAAAAGTTTTGGGCAGAGACACCGGGTATTTACATAAAAATTGAAGAATTGGGGTGACGCATATGGATGATCCAAGACCTGACTTAACAGCTGACACTGAATTGTGGACAAAGTTTCTTGTAACTGTAAAATCTGTTGATGAACAACTTGCGTTTACATTACACGGTTTCAGATGTGCAGGGGCAAGGCTAATCAAACAGCCGACAGGATATGTGATACGACCGGAGTTCAATAAGGATTCACTATGGAAAACTCAAGAAGAGTACGAGGAATATAAAAAGGTGTTTCTCGTGTCTCATACGGATAAGATTATAAGTTGTTTGAATAGATTAGGAGGTACAGTATGAGAACGTGTATAAGTTGTAAGTATGCAGAAGAAACCTTGACAGGTGATAAAGTGTGTACAAACAATGAATCTGAATATTGCACTGAGTTTGTAAACGAAAAGGATTTATGTAAGGAGTGGGGAGGATGGCAATGGAACAAGAAAGATTTAACGAAATAATTCAAGAACAAGTAAATATCTGTCTTGATACACTTGTTGTTAAGGCAAAGGGATATGCCACGGATGATAAGTTGCACAATTTCCGAACTGCTGCTTCACTGCATGGTGGTACAATGGAACAAGCACTTGCGGGCATGATGGCAAAGCATACTGTGAGTGTATACGACATGTGCAACAGTGGACAGGTGTACAATAAAAATCTTTGGAACGAAAAAATTACCGACAGTATAAATTATTTATTATTACTAAGGGCTGTGGTAGGGGAGGTTGATTAATATAACAACAAAAGAATACTTGAGACAAACTTTTAAGCTTGATGCACAGATAAATAGTCTGATACGAGAAATTGAAACTATGGAGGCTAAAGCTACAAAGGTTACAACATTATTGGATCCGGACAGAGTAGAAAAAAGTACAGGAGTATGTGCAAATAGTCAAGAGTCACTTGTAGTTAAGATGGTTGATTATAAGAATCTTGTAAATAAAAAAATTGATGAGTTGATAGACCTCAAAATAAATATATTAGCCGCAATAGGAAAAATTGACAATCCTGATCAGCGTACGGTTTTGATGTTAAGGTATATCAATCTAAAATCTTTTGAAGAAATAGCAGTTACGATGAATTATACTTATCGTCATACTACGAGGTTACACGGAAAGGCTTTACAAAGTTTTGAAAAAGATGTCCTACAATGTCCTATAAGAATGTGATATTATGGTATCGTGGAATATAGAAACTATACTTCCTCCTATGTAATATTTTTCAAAGACACTGCTTCCCCCAGCGGTGTTTTTGTATACATATGACTTATTTTCTGTTATAATTATTTCAAGAATAACTCGGTTTAATAATAGGAGGATTAATAATGAGAAAAAAATTAGAATTATGGACAGCTGATAAATCAATTACTGCACTTGAACAATTTATTAATCATTATAAAAGTGATATTGTTGTAGCTGATGTTATAGTTCGTTTTATTGATTCTGATAAGCTATTAGAATTTAAAAATATTAGGGTAAATGTTTCTAAAGACAATTCAGCTAGAAGAGTATCTATATTTTGGGAGGATATGGGTGTCGCAAGAGAAGAGAGGAATAAGAATAAATTATTAGATGTTTACTACCCTGAATCATTTAATATGATTTTCAAAAATGGAGTACTTAAAATATATTCAACATATTTAATAGAAATTACAAAACATTGTTAAACTTAATTAATTAAAGAACTCCTAACAGGGTTCTTTTTTAATACAATGATATCAGTGGGAGCAAGTTTAAGTAGGTGAGAATATGATAGAGATTTTATACAATATTACAATGTTCATATTTACAGTATTTTTATTATTTATATTTTCGATAATTATTTTGTGACGATGCAGATATAAATTAGACTGCATAGGGTTTGGGGTGGGGATATTAAAATGATATATAAGGCGGTGAGGTGATGCCGAGAGCAAGAAGTCCAAACAGAGATAAAGCCTTTGAGATATTTAAACAGCATAACGGAAAAATTGAGAATCGGCAAATTGCTAAACTGCTTGATGAAGATGAAAAAGTTATAGCAGTTTGGAAGAGCAGAGATAAATGGTTAAATGTTGTACAACAATCAAATGAAAGTTGTACAACAAAGAAAAATAAAGTTAAAAACAAAGCTGTAGCTAAAGAGGTTAAGCAGGTATTAGAGAATCCTGACTTAACGGATAAGCAACGGCTTTTTTGTTTGTATTATAGTAAGAGCTTTAATGCTACGCAGAGTTATCTTAAAGCATACGAGAGTAGTTACGCTGTAGCTAACGCTGAGGGATATAAACTCCTTGTTATTCCTCGTATTAGAGATGAAATTATGCGTTTGAAGGAATTTAAAGCTGCTTCAATCATGATATCAGAGAATGATGTTGTAGAAAAATACATGAGTATAGCTTTTGCCGATATAACCGACTATGTAAAATTCGGTCAAGAGAAAGTTCCTGTAATGGGTCCATTTGGTCCTATATCAATCAAGGATGAAGATACAGGAGAGCAAATCGAGATAACTAAAATCGTTAATACTGTACGGTTTAAGGAATCTACAGAGATTGACGGAACAATTATAAGTGAAGTTAAGCAAGGGCGTGACGGTGCATCAATAAAGCTTGCCGATAAAATGAAAGCTCTTGAATGGTTATCAAATTATTTCTCCATGAACCCTATGGACAAACATAAAGTTGAATATGATAATAAGAAAATAGAGCTTGATAAACTAAAAGCACAGTTAAATGATGAAACTGAATCTACTGAAAATGACGGCTTCATAGATGCGCTTTCCGGAAAGGTTGATGAGATATGGCAGGAAGAATAAAACAGGCTATATTCAAGTTTAAACCCTTTTCAACAAAACAGCTTAAAGTTCTTACTTGGTGGCTTCCAAATTCTCCGGTAAAGGACAAAGACGGTATAATAGCAGATGGTGCAATCCGTTCCGGTAAAACTTTATCAATGTCATTATCTTTTGTTATATGGGCAATGGAGACATTTACATATCAAAATTTCGGTATGTGCGGCAAGACAATAGGTTCATTCAGACGTAATGTTTTGTTCTGGCTGAAGCTTATGCTCCGGTCCCGAGGATACAAAGTTAAGGACCATAGAGCAGATAATTTAGTTATAGTTAGTAGAGGTGATGTTACTAACTATTTTTATATTTTCGGTGGTAAAGATGAACGGTCACAGGACCTTATACAAGGTATCACATTAGCCGGGGTATTCTTTGATGAAGTTGCATTGATGCCTGAATCATTTGTTAATATGGCAGTGGGTAGATGCTCTGTAGATGGCAGTAAGTTTTGGTTTAACTGCAATCCGGATAATCCGTTTCATTGGTTTAAGGTTAATTGGATTGATAAAGCAATAGAGAAGCAGCTTATTTATCTCCATTTCACAATGGATGATAATTTAAGTCTTTCAGAGAAAATAAAAGAGAGATACCGCAACATGTTTGTAGGTGTCTTTTTTAAACGGTTCATCCTCGGATTATGGGTAGCGGCTGAGGGTGTTATTTATACCCTGTTTGTAGATGATTCAGAAGCTTTTATAATTGGTGAGCTTAAAGAAAATATACGGGTAGCAACAATAGGCGTTGACTTTGGTGGTAGCAAATCAGCGCATAGTTTTACACTTACAGGATTTACAGCAGGATATAAAAAAGTTGTTATCTTGGATGAATATTATCACAACAATGTAAAAGATGGCAGATTATCACCTGAACAGTTGAATAAAGCTTTTGTTGATTTTGTGAGAAGAGCAAAGTCAAAATACAATGTGTATGAGGTTTATTGCGACAGTGCAGAACAGACACTTATTGAGGGTTTAACTGTAGCAGCTGCTAAGACAGGTCTTGGGGTACAGATTAAGAATGCAATAAAGGGTTCCGTAAATGATAGAATATCCTTTTACAACAGTCTCATGGCGCAAGGGCGCTTTTTTATTATGAGACACTGTAAAAATACAATACAAGCTTTATCTGAAGCAGTGTATGACGCAAAGAAAAAAACTGAAGATGTAAGACTGGATAATGGGACAACTAATATTGATAGTCTGGATAGCATGGAATATACAACAGAAACAATACAAAGCCAAATTATGTACTTAGGATTGAGGAGGTGAAAATTTGAGAGCAATAACACAATACTTAAAGCAACAGGGATATGGTGCGATAGACGATGGATATTATTCATACATAGATTTGTGGCAGAAATGGTACAAAGGCAAAGTTTTATCATTCCACAATTACAGGCAATATAACGGCAAGAAAAAAGTAAACCGTACTAGGAAAGGCTTAGGAATGGCTAAGACGATTTCCGAAGATTGGGCTAACCTTGCACTTAATGAAAAAGTGGAAATTGTAATTGATAACGAGAATATAAATACTACCGTGCAGAAAGTGCTTGATGATAATGACTTTCGAGTTAGAGGCAATCAGCTTGTCGAGCTTGCTTTTGCTTTAGGCACAGGTGCATTTGTTGAGTACACAGACGGAGATAAGGTTATTATTGATTATATTCGCGCTGGCATGATATATCCTTTATCATGGGACAATGGAAGAATTAAAGAGTGTGCATTTGCATCTGAAAAAACGGAAGGTAAACAGAAGAAGATATATCTAAACATTCACCGACTGAACGAGCAAGGAAATTATATTATTGAGAATAAAATGTTTATTAGAAATGGTAACAATTTAACTGCAACAAAACTTCCGGAAGGAGTTGCAGAGGAAGTTAATACCGGTTCTGATATAGCAAAATTCCAGATTATTAAGCCAAATATCGTAAACAACGTTGACCTTGATTGTCCTATGGGAATATCTGTTTATGCTAATGCTATAGACCAGTTAGAGGGTTGTGATTTAGTTTATGACAGCTATTGCAACGAGTTTAGATTGGGGAAGAAAAGGATAATTGTTCCTATGACGATGGCGCAGGTACTTATGGAAGAGGATGGAACCGTTCAACCTATGTTCGATGACAATGATACAGAATTTTATGCCGCGAATGTAGAGGCAACTGACAAGAAAATGATTCAGGAAATAGACATGGAAATAAGAGCAGATGCGCATGAAAAAGGAATTAATAAAGTGCTGGCTTTGTTAGCTAAAAAGTGTGGACTGGGTTCTGATAGATATAGTTTTGAACACGGTAATGTAAAAACTGCTACTGAGGTTGTTTCAGATAAATCAGATTTGTTCCAAAACCTGAAAAAGCATGAACTTGTGCTTGAAAGTGCCATATATGACATGGTTAAGGCAACAGCTTCACTTCTCAACCTATCAACTGAATTTGAAATAACTGTAAACTTTGATGACAGTATTATTGAGGATACTAATGCAGAAAAACAAAGGGATTTACAGGAAGTTCGAGACGGTATAATGCAGAAATGGGAATACAGAGTAAGGCATTATGGCGAATCTGAGGAAGAAGCCAAAAAGATGATTGCAGTCAATCAGACCGATGATGATTTAATGGGATTTGGTGGTGGTAGTTAATGTTAACTCCTGAGCAATTAGATAAATTTCCGGATAATCTTGTAAGTCTTTATTCTCAGGCAGAAATGGATATTATTGCAGATATCGCAAGACGTATTTCGACATACGATTACTTCATTCCAAGTGCCGAGTTTCAATACCGTAAGCTGAAAGAAATGGGACACGTGCACGATGAGATACTTAAAAGATTATCTAAGTTAACGGGTAAAACTAAGCGTGAACTTGAAACAATGATGTTTGAAGCTGGCTACGAATCCATAAAGTTTGATGATAAGATTTATAAGAAAGCAGGATTAAGTCCAAAACCGATTGAGCAGTCAACGGCTCTTATGAGTGCGCTAGAATCAGGAATAAAAAATACTAACGGATTATTTGAGAATCTCACAAGGACCACAGCTAACACTGCAACAAAACAGTTTGAAAATATTCTTGATAATGCATATATGCAGATTACAACGGGAGCTTTTGACTATAATACCGCTATAAGAAATGCAATAAAAGATTTAGCCGGGAAAGGTCTTGCAGCGGTTCAATATCCTAACGGACACATAAACTATATTGAAGCCGCAGTAAGGAGAGCAGTTATTACTGGAGTTAATCAGACAGCACTTAAAGTGCAAGAAACAAGAGCTCAGGAAATGGGGAGTGACCTCGTGGAAACATCAGCACATGCCGGGGCAAGACCTTCACATGCTGCATGGCAAGGTAAAGTATTCAGTCTTTCCGGAACACATCCTAAATATCCTGATTTTAAGAAAGAAACAGGATATGGAACCGGAGCAGGTTTAGGTGGCTGGAACTGCAGGCATAATTTTTATCCGTTCTTTGAAGGCTTATCTGAACCCGCATATACCGATGAAGAACTTCGTCAGATGAATGCCAAAGACTATGAATATAACGGCGAAAAGATGACTGAATACGAAGCTACACAGAAGCAGCGATATATTGAGCAACGAATTAGGAAGTGGAAAAGAGAGTATGCAGCTATGGAAGCCGCAGGACTACAAACTGATGAAGCGGCTGCCAAGATATCACAATGGCAAGGGATACAAAGAGATTTTATTAATCAAACAGGACTAAGGCGGCAGTATGATAGAGAGCAGATAGGAAAAATAAAAATTGATGTTTCAAATAGTCAAAAAGATGATATAATAAAAGCAACTGAACCAAGTGCAATAAAGCTCACTGACAAAATTAAAGGGAGTATGACAGATAAAGAACAGGAAGCAGTTGAAAATATATTAAATAAAGCTCCTGAAGAAGTAAAAAACCTATGGTCTAAAGTTGAAGATGATTTAGTCACAGTTGATACACATAGTAAAAAATCTGAATACATACAAGGAGACGGGGTTTATGTTAATCTTGCTGAGGACAGTGTCAACGAATTAAGATCTAAGGGAAAAGCTAACTATGCAACCTTTTTTCATGAGTATGGGCATCATATCGACTCAATATTTGGGTACGATGATTCTTATATTAAAAAAAGCAAAGGACGCAGCGCACCGGTAAAAATTTATAGTTATAAGTCTAAAGAATTAAGTTTATCGAATTCTATAAAAGACGAAATTAAGGATGCTATAAAAGTGTTTGGAGCTAAAGACATAGAGGATTTAGCTAAAAAATTACATGTTTATGCTGATACTTTCTATCCGCATGGGTATAATGGGGTCTCCGATATTATAAGTGGGCTGACTGGAGATGATGTAAATATGGGATGGCACCATAATAAAAAGTATTGGTCTGATAATAAAAATTATGACGGATTAGGTAGAGAGGCATTTGCTCACATGTTTTCTGCATATACAATGCAAGGGGATGCCGATAAATTTATAAAAGAAGTATTTCCTAAATCCTATAGTAAGGTGATCGAGTTTATAAAGGAGGCAAGCAAATAATGAGTAATGTTAATTTAAACGATGGCTTATTTGAAGGATACTATAAAAAATATAAAGAAGAAGTATTCGATATGATTTTTAAAGACTACGAAGCTAAGTTCGGGGAAAGACCACCGTTTGAAATAATACACAACAGTTGTGATGTTTATTCAAAATATACTTTTGATGAAGAACTCGACATATACCTAACAGCCATTAGAGAAAATAAGCCCTACAAACTAAAAGATGGTGATAAAATCTATGAAGATAAATTTTAAGGCGCTTACTAAATAAAATAGTAGGTGCTTTTTAATACAAATTTTTAAGGGAGGAGGTTCATCATGAAAAAAGTGCTATGGTTGTAGCAGGAGGTGATCCTTTTATCTCGTCTTTAAGTACAGACGTAAAACATGCTTATTTTTTATGCACATTTCGCTGACCTGCAGGCGTAAATACAGCAGGACAACGGAGGGGCAACCTCGTAAAAAAGCGTAGTTGTAAGGAGATATATGAAAAGAGAATTTTTAGAAGGATTAAAGCTTGAAAAAGAAGTGATTGATAAAATCATGGCTGAAAACGGTAAGGATATTGAATCAGAAAAAGCAAAAGCAACATCAAAAGAATCAGAATTAAATACTTCAAACCAAACGATTAAAGATTTGCAGGATACTATTAAAAAGTATGATGGCAAGGATCCAGTTAAATTACAAAATGATTTGCAGGAACTTCAAACGAAATATGATTCAGATGTTGCTACTGAAAGAAAAAAAGCTGAAAATCTGCAAAAGGAATATGCCTTGAAAGACGGATTAAAGGCTGCTGGGGTTATTGACCCTGATTACTTAATCTATAAACACGGTGGGATTGAAAAATTTGCCTTCACAACAGACGGAAAACCTGCAGGGATTGAAGAGGTTACTAAGCTCTACAAGGAATCAAATCCGAATATCTTTGAAGTGCAACAAAAATCCATAGTTAAAACCGGCATGAGACAAACAGGCACAGAAGGAACACTCGACAAGAAGGAAGAAGCTAACGCAGCGTTTCGTTCTTTGTTCGGTAAAGAAAATCAATAATTGAGA